GAAGCAGCACCTTGTGCACCAGTTGGACCAGTAGGACCAGTCGCACCAGTAGGACCAGTAACAGTAGAGGCTGCTCCAGTAGGACCTGTAGCACCAGTTGCACCGTATGGACCAGTTGGTCCTTGAATATTTCCAACGTTATTCCATGTACCAAAATTTGGTGGTGTTGAGTTTGGAGTCCAAACATACAAATCACCACTTGCAATTAAATAAGCATCACCAAAAGTTCCTGTAGGACGAGCAGCAAGTAATGTTGCTTGGTCTGCATACTCACCCTTAATTGTTACAGCAGTTCCTTGTGGACCTGTTGCACCAGTAGGACCTGTTGGTCCTTGAATACCTTGTGGACCTGTAACTGTTGAGGCTGCACCAGTAGCACCAGTAGGTCCTGTTGCACCAGTAGGTCCAGTGAAACCAACTGCACCTTGTGCACCAGTTGGTCCTGTAGGACCAGTTACAGTTGAATCAGCACCTGTAGGTCCTGTAGGTCCTGTAGGACCTTGAATACCTTGTGAACCAGTAGGTCCTGTTGCACCAGTATTACCAGCAACACCACTTGCACCAGTAGGACCAGTTACACCTTGAATACCTTGTGGTCCTTGAATACCTTGCGGACCTGATGCACCAGTTGCACCCATAGGACCAGTAGCACCTGTTGCACCTTGTGCACCAGTGGCTCCAGTTGCTCCTGCTGCACCAGTTGGTCCAGTTACAAGTGAATCAGCACCAGTAGGTCCTGTTGCACCTTGTGGTCCAGTAAAACCAACTAAACCTTGTGGTCCAACTGCACCAGTAGGACCAGTTGGTCCTGTTGCACCAGTTGCACCAACTGCACCAGTAGAACCAGTTGCACCAGTTGCAGATGCGGAACCTGCTGGTCCTTGTGGACCTGTTGGTCCTGTAGGACCTTGGTAACCGCGAGGACCTCGAGTTGTAGGAACTCCAGGTAAAAGTGCAGGGTCAATCTCTGGATAGAGAGGGCTATTTGGGTCAATAGGCATTACGTTGTCACCTCACGCACTGTAAATAGTTTGCCAGCCTTGTATGTTTCTCGAGTTCCGTTATCACTAACTAATTCGATGTCCCAGTACATACGCTGTGCAAGTCTCCTGGTCTGTTCTTTAGTCAAACTTAAAGTAATCGTATGGCTTGTATTATCGGTTGGAGAGGTAGCAACTGTCACAGTAAACGGCATGTGACTTTGTAAAACCCCTGCTTTCCAGCGAATATTTGCAACTACTCCTCGGGTAACGAGGCTTCCGACGAACGGAATAGAGTACGTAAACGCCACATCTTGATAGGCAGTAAGGTCCACAGAGTCATAAGGTCGCTCTGTTGGTTGGTCCCCATAGGTAGGTCTGGCAAGTTCAATTCTTTCTGGAATGTAAATACTTCAATACGGTACATACCAATACCAAGAAGAACACATAGTTCACGGTACTGGTCTTTGCGTGCTTGAATCATGTCCATTAATTGGCGATAACGCTCAGAACGTGGAATTGTCACACCGTCTGGAGCAAACACGTTAATGTCAAAAGAAGCATCAGTTGCTAAAGTGTAAAGAGCAAGTGTGCTTGCAAGAAGAGATACTGGGTAAACCTCTACTGGAGGAAGATTCTCTAAAGTTTGTATTCTTCCTAAAGAGTCTGTTCTATTGTTTGAGTGTTGCAATACAGCATTTTCTACAAAGCGATTAATTTCTGCTGGTGTGAAATATCTAAAATAGTTACCAGCAACTGTGATTTCAGTTCCATCTGGTGGAATCACATCTGTTACTAAAACTCCTGTTGCTTCCTCTACGGAAACATCATTAGAAACATCCAAATCTATTTGTTGTACCATCTGCAATAAACTGCATAACAAAAGATTTAGAGGAGTCTCCTATTTCGGACCTAACCATTTCGGCTAAGTTAGACGCTGTTGCCACGTATCCTCCGTGCTTAAACTCTAGATGCTAATGATTCCTTATTAAGCAAATTTAATCAGCATTAAAAAGGTTACTCCTCTAGGAGGAGGGCAGAAACTAGAGGAGTAACCATGTATTGACGAGAACTAAATCGCCCGATTTAGTTTGGTCGCCAAATATAACCTAGACCTTCAAGATAGTTAGCCAGTTCTGAAGGAACTGAATACTTAACTCCTGCTTTAAAGTTGTAAGTGTTTCCTACGCCCCAAGTCATTTCTTCAATGTCTGTGATGGTTCGGATAACAACTTTATCATTTGCAAGTGTTACGCCAACTTCTACGATTTCGTCTAGAACAATTGGTTTCTCTGGACTCTTTGGGTCAAAGACCGCAGTCTCCAGAAGTTCAGCCTCAACTCTGTTTGCGGTAGAAATTTCTTCCTTACGCTTACGAAGTGCTTCTGCATTGTCTCTTGTTGCTTGTTCCTGTGCACGCCCTGTTGCGTCCAAAGGACTAGTTGCTTTATTTGCCACGATGTATTTCTCCTTGTGTTTGTTTTGTTAATTTTTGTGGCGGAAGAGTCCCAAAGAAGGAGTATGGGACTCTTCCGACCAATGCTTATTTAATTAAGCGGTGAAGACCTTACAAATTGCTTGGTCTGTGATTACGCCAAGACCCCAAATTGCGTACCAAGCAAGAGCGTGCTCACGACCGAAGTCAAGAACGCCACCATCGCGAAGTTCAACTGGAAGGGAAATTGCGTGACCGAATGCGTTGTCACCAATCATGATTGACTCGTAGACAGTTGTTGCTGCAGTGCCAGCAGATGAACCAGCAGGGTTTGGTGAAGTTGAACCTGTTGGGTTTCCACCTGAACCTGGGTTTGTGTTTGCCTTTACTGGAACTTCAGTCTGGTCAGCAGGTGCACCAACATTTGCAGTCTCATTAACAACTGCTCCTGATGCGTATGACTTAACCTGAGTTGTTTCGATGAATACTACGTCGTATAGACGACCGATTTCACCTAGCATGAAGTTTCCTGGAGCAGCGTACTTTGTAACTTCGATGAACTCTGGGTTCGAACGAATGTCACGTGACTGCTTTGGATTGATGAACATTACGTATGTCTCACCTAAGCGAGGAATGTTCTTTGAAGCAAGGGTAAGTGCAGCATCCTTTACAGCACCAGTTGTCAACTTGTGGTTGGCAGTGATTGTTGCGATAGATGTTGCCTTTGAGCCTTCATCGTAGAATGACTGTGACCCTGCTGATACGCCTGTACGGTCGTAACCAAATACTGCAGAAGTTGCAGCACCTAGTGTGTTACGTGCCTGTACATCTAGGTACTGTGCCATGTGGCGACCTAGAAGACGTGAAGATGATGCCATAACGTCATCGAATGATGCGTTAAGAAGTAGTTCAGAAACTGCTACTGCGTAGCCGTGTTCTGCAACTGTGATTGCAATTTGTTCTGCTGTAAGAGCGTTTGTTGTTAGACGTACACCTTCTGTAAGTGGTGCTGGGTCTACAGCAAAGTTCTTGTAACGTAGGAAGTTCACACGAAGACCAGGTGCTACACCTAGTTCAGTCTTCTTAACTGCAAACTGCTCGAAACGCAGAATTGGCATTGCTTGAAATAGAATTTCTTTAGACCAAATGGTCTGAATTGCTGTGGATAGGCTGGAGTTTGAACCACTATATGCGGTAGGTGCTCCTGCTAATTCACTGGTGCCTGTAATCGCTGATGCCATGTTGGTATCAGTCCTTTCTTGTTAGTTGGATAATCTAGTTTGTTTGGTTTTACCCGAACAGTCCCTTACCACGATTACCTGCTGCTTCGCCAAGTAGTTTGGCTCGTTGCTTCGCGTAATCCGCCAATGACATTTCCCGAATATTTTCGGGAGAGTACGAACGTTGTTCCGAATCATTATCGAGAGGTCCTGATGCAGGAGACGTAATACGTGTTCCTGCCATTTCTCTGCGAGTAGACTGTAAAGCCTGCTGTGCAGAGTCGAGAATACGAGCAGATTTATCTTTCAATGACGCGATGCTCTGCTCGATTTCATCACGGTTGTTACCCTCAATCAAATCAATGAGTTCAGGGATTACGTTTTCACGCTCCTGCTCAATTCTTTGTTGACGATACTGCATTACTTCTTGAAAATGTTTTTCTTGCTCAAGTAAAGCAAATGCACGTTCTCTTTCGATACGCTCTGCTTCTAACTGAGTCTGAAATTCCTTTTCCTTTTTTTCTAGAAGTTGACGGATGTCCATTTCTTCTTCTAGTTTCTTTTCCTCAAGTTCAGCCTGCTTTTGACGCAGAATCTCTTCGTGCTCTGCCTTCTCATCGCGCTCCTTCTTCAAGGTAGCAAGTTCTTCTTTTAGTTTTTCCATTTGCGGATACAACTTTTCTTTCTCTTGTGCACGAGCACGAGATAAGTCTTCGGCTGAAAAGCCAAAGTCAGTTGCTTCCTTAGAAGCCTTACTTTCCACGATAGGAGTAGCAGTCTCTTGCA